TGGGCGATTCCGTTAAGGTTATCAAAGAGCCAGAAATTACAGTCAAGGCATATTCAAGAGGAACTACAATAACTCCTCAAGACCTTGATGACGAAGAATTTTCACTTAATATTGACAAAGCTAATTACTTTGCATTTAAAGTGGATGATATTGAGGAAGCTCATTCGCATATTAACTTTCAGGAGTTAGCATCTAATAGAGCAGCCTACAGACTAGCCGACCAATTTGACCAAGATGTACTTGGTTATATGTCAGGTTACAAGCAATCAGCTTTACACTCAGCACCTGATACAGCTAACACTACCACTAACGGTTCTGTTGCAGTTTCAACTGCTGGTTCTGACGAACTCTTATCTTCAATGAAAATTGATGCTGAAGACTTCGGAGGTTCTGCTGGCGATGCTGTGGCTATCTTGCCAAGAACAGGTGGAGCTACAAGTGCTGCTCCTGCTAATGGAGATAGACACCCATTGACAGTTATAGCTAGAATGTCAAGACTATTAGACCAACAAAATGTTGACACTAATGGAAGATGGTTAGTATTAGACCCTGTATTTATTGAAGTACTAAAGGATGAAGATTCAAGATTATTTGATGCAGACTTTGGTGGTTCAGGATTACAAAATGGTTTAATTTTAAATAACCTACACGGATTTAAAGTGTATCAATCAAATAACTTACCAAGTTTAGGAACAGGACCTTCTACTACAGGTACTAATAGTTCTACAAACTTTGGTGTTATTGTTGCAGGTCACTCTTCATCCATAGCTACTGCCGAGCAAATCAACAAGACAGAGACTTATAGAGACCCTGATTCTTTTGCTGATATTGTTCGTGGTATGCATTTGTACGGTAGAAAGATACTTCGCCCTGAAGCAATCACTACTTGTGCTTATCATTTAGCATAGGGAGAGTAATCAATGGCTACAGTTACAAGTTTATTATTACCTGCCCACGGTAATAGTTCAAGAGGTAGAGCACCTTATCAAATACAAAAAACTATTGACCTTACTGCACAAGCAATTTCTTGTACAGGTGGTGATGTAGTTCAGTGCTTGACAATCCCTGCAAATACTAAAATAATTGCAGCAGGTTTTCAAGTTGTTGAGAGTGCTACTATGAATTCAGGTACTAATGCTACTGCTATTCTAGGAACAGGAGCAGATGACAACGAGTATGTCGCTGCTTTTGACATTGACGGTGCTGCCGATGGAGCTTATGCTCCAAGTGTAACAGTATCAGGAGATGTTGTTCTTGCTTCAGCAGATACACTTGACCTTACTTTTGCAGGAGATGGTGCAACCTTCTCAGCAGGTAAGATAAGAGTATATGCAGTACTAGCCGATGTCAGTGACATGGGTGGTGACGGTTTCAATGCCAACGAAGTTGACAGAGATACTTTAGCTTAAACTTTTTCTAGGGGAGCAGGGCAACTTGCTCCTCTACACTTATAGGAATTATTATGGCAGAAACTTACCTAACACTAACAAATAAAGTAATAGCAAGGTTGAATGAGGTTGCATTAACTTCTACAACCTTTTCTAGTGCTAGGGGTATACAAGTTCAATGTCAAAACGCAGTTAATGAATCTATACGTTTCATTAATCAGAGAGAATTTAACTACCCATTTAATCATGCAACAGAAACTAAAACACTCACAGCAGGTGTGGTTAGATATAGTTTACCAACATCTACTAAGACAGTAGACTATAATACATTTAGAATAGTTAAAGATAGTGATTTAGGAAATAGTGGATACAAGCTAGGATTACTAGATTATAATGACTATATAAATAGAGTTGTAAATCAAGAAGATGAAATAAATACTACAACTACTAGCACAACTCATACCGATAGTGTCACAACTATAACTGTTTCTAGCACATCAGGATTCGATAGTGCAGGAACAATAATTATAGCCAATGAAACTATTACGTATACAGGAACTACAAGTACAACATTTACAGGATGTACTAGAGGTGCAGCAAGTACAACAGCAGCTTCAATAGCTAGTGGTGTAACAGTAGCACAGTTTGACAGAGGTGGTGTTCCTGAATATGTAGTAAGAACTCCTGACAATAACTATCTACTATACCCATTTCCAAATAAATCATTCGCAATAAAATTTGACTACTACACATTTCCTACAGACCTATCAGCACATGGAGATACAACCTCTATACCTGACAGATTTGCACCTGTAATAGTGGATGGTGCTACAGCATTTGTGTATCAGTATAGAGGTGAAACACAACAGTATCAACTCAATATGCAAAGATTTGAACAGGGTATTAAGAATATGCAAACATTACTTGTTAATAAGTTTTCATATATACGTTCAACATTTATACCTAGAACAGGAGTTTATAACTCAGGTAGTGTAGATATTAGGGCATTGTAATGGCAGACCAATCTCAAGTAACTCCTAGTGCATTTGTGTGTGAAGGTGGCTTAATAGCTAACCGTTCTACATTTATTATGCAACCCGGGCAGGCATTACAGTTAGAAAACTTTGAGCCTGATGTTGAGGGTGGTTACAAAAGAATAAAAGGTTATCAGAGACATGTAAGACACGTAGTACCTCAGACATCCTCTTCGGATGAACCTGTATTACTAACAACAACTTTTGCTAATAAAGTTATTGCAGCTAGAGGTCAAAAGATATTTAGTTCTGCTACTACATCTTTAGGCACATCAAGTTCAAATGCTATAACAGCAGATGCTACCATGTCAGGTTCAGGTGTTATAACAGTTGTAAGCACCACAGGATTTAGTTCAAGTGGCACATTACAGATAGACGATGAACAGTTTACTTATACAGGTATTACATCTACAACATTTACAGGTGTAACAAGAGCTACTAGTAGTACAAGTGCTGCAGCTCATAGTGCAAGTTCTGACACAAGTAGAACAGTAGTATCCGAGAGTTGGACTGAAAGAGATACAGGTAGAAGTAACGCAAATAAATACTCTATAGAACGATTTAACTTTGATGGTAATGACAAGATAATATTAGTTGATGGTGCAAATGCACCTGTAGTATTTAATACATCTATAGCAGCCACTGATGTAAGCACTAGTTCTGTAGCAGGTGCTAGTATTGTAACATCATTTAGAGAACATATGTTTTATGCAGGTATGTCAAGCACTCCACAAGAAGTCGTATTTAGTCAACCCTTTGATGAAGATGCCTTTAATAGTGGTTCAGGTGCAGGCAGTTTTAAAGTTGATGATACTATTGTAGGACTTAAAGTATTTAGAGATAGTCTCTTTGTATTTTGTGAGAATAGAATATTTAAACTTACAGGTAGTTCTAGTGCAAACTTTGCAGTAACTCCTGTTACAAGAGATATAGGCTGTATAAATGGTAAGACTATTCAAGAATTTGCAGGTGACTTAATATTTTTAGGACCTGATGGATTAAGAACAGTTGCAGGTACAGCAAGGATTGGTGACGTTGAATTAGGAACTATAAGTTCTAATATACAATCTTTATTTGATGAAAACATATCTAATGCTACAGCTTTTGATTCCGTAGTTATACCTGAAAAGACACAGTATAGATTATTCTTTTCTAAGGATGCAGGTTCTGAAAGTTTAACTGAAGGCATTATATGTGTACTCAAAGGGGGTTCAGGTGGACAATCTAACTATGAGTTCTCAAGAATAAAAGGAATTAAACCTGCTTGTACAGACACATTTATTACAGCAGGAGATGTACTAGCATTACATGGTGGCTTTGATGGCTATGTTTATAGACAAGAAGAAGGTTCAACATTTGATGGTAGTGCTATAAATGGTAAGTATCGTAGTCCTGATATGACATTTGGAGACCCGGGATTACGTAAACATATGCAAAGGGTTATTGTAAACTATAAACCTGAATCAACTATTAATGCTAACTTGTTTGTTAGATATGATTATGAAGCATCTGATTCAGCAAGACCATCTGCTTATTCTCTAAATTCAGCAGATATAGCAGGTATATATGGATTATCTACATACGGTAATCCCACATATGGTGGTCCTTCACAACCATTATTAAGACAATCAGTTGAGGGTTCAGGCTTTGCAGTAGCTTTACGAGTAAATGACGATGGTTCAACACCTGCGTATTCACTCAAAGGATTTCAACTAGAGTATCAGACAGGAGCTAGAAGGTAAATGGGAGCAACCTATACAAGGCAGTCATCATATTCAGATGGTGACGTAATACAAGCAAACGATACCAATAATGAGTTTGACCAACTACTCGCAGCCTTTGCATCTAGTTCAGGACATACTCACGATGGTACTACAGGTGAAGGTGGACCTATTACTAAACTATTAGGTAATTCACTTACACTCGGAGCAGGTACAGCAGGCACAGACATAACTGTTACATTTGATGGCGAATCAAATGACGGTGTATTATTATGGAAAGAAGACGAGGATTATTTTGAGTTTAGTGATGACATACTTCTTGCTACTACAGAGAAGCTACAATTTAGAGACACAGCAATATACATCAATTCAAGTGCCGATGGACAACTTGACATTGTTGCAGACACAGAAGTACAGATAGCTGCCACAACTGTAGACATAAATGGTGCAGTAGATATATCAGGCAATTTAACTGTAGGTGGCAGTGTTATCATAGGTGGTAATACTTTATCTTCTACAGAGTTATTATTCTTAGATGGTATAACAGCAGGTACAGTAACAGCAAGTAAAGCACTAGTAGTTGATAGCAATAAAGATATTGCAAGTCTACGTAATATTACAATAACAGGTGAGCTTGATGCAGCCACACTTGACATATCAGGAAATGCTGACATTGATGGTACACTAGAGACAGATGCTTTATCAATAGACGGTACAACTATAACTGCTACAGCAGCAGAAATAAACTTAATTGATGGTGGAGCAACTGTAGGCACAACTGCTATAGCAGATGGCGATGGTTTAATTATTAATGATGCAGGTACTATGAGAGTATCTACTGTGCAAACTTTAGCTGCTTATCTTGATGATGAAATAACTGCAATGCCTAATCTTGTAACTACAGCCGCTACAACAGTAGGTGCATTAAATAGTGGTAGTATTACAAGTGGTTTTGGCACTATTGACACAGGTTCATCTACAATAACAACTACAGGTTTAATTACAGGTGGTTCTTTAGATATAGATGATGTTGTTATAAATGGAACAACTATTGGACATACAGATGATACAGACCTTATAACACTAGCAGATGGTATAGCCACAGTAGCAGGTGAAATATCTGTAACTACACTAGATATTGGTGGTACTAACGTAACTTCTACTGCAACAGAACTAAACATTATGGATGGTGATACTTCAGCATCATCAACTACACTTGCAGATGCAGACAGAATTGTAGTCAACGATGCCGGTACAATGAAGCAAGTTGCACTAACTGACTTTGAGACGTACTTTGAATCTGCACTAGACACATTATCAAATGTAACAACAGTAGGTGCGTTAAATAGTGGTTCAATAACAAGTGGTTTTGGTGCAATAGATGTTGGGTCAAGTAACTTAACTGCAACAGGCACTATATCATTAGGTGCTACATCTTTTAATGACAATGCCATTACTAACGTAGGTGACATTGCACTAGATTCTATTAGTGCTGATGGAACAGATATTAATGTAGCAGTATCAGATAACTCTGCAACTGCTTTTACAATTAAACAAGGTTCAGATAATTACCTTGTTATAGATACAGGAAACAGTAGTGAATCTGTGTCTATAGGTACAGGTGTATCAGGCACAGCTATAACATTAGGTCATGGCACATCTGAAGTAACTGTAGGAGATAACTTAACTGTTACAGGTGACCTTACAGTGTCAGGCACAACAACTACAGTAAACTCAACAACTGTAAATCTAAACGACCATAATATTGTACTAGATAGTGGTAACAGTACAAGTGCAGTTATCAATGGTGCAGGTATTACAATAGAAGGTGGTTCAGGTGATGATGCTACATTTACTTATAATACAACAGGACCTCAGTTTGAGTTAAAGTTAGGTTCTAGCTTTGAAGACTTACAAACTGCTAAACTAACTGCTACCGAGCTAGATATATCAGGTGATGCAGATATTGATGGTACACTAGAAGCAGATGCTATAACAGTCAACGGAACTGCTCTTGCTACAGTAATTGCAGGAACTACAGTAACAAATTCTACTAATGCTGCACACGTAACTGTTGCAGATAATGAAAACACAAATGAAGAAAACTTAATTACATTTATTGAAGACACTTCAGCTACAGGAAATGTAGGTTTAGAATCAGATGGAGACTTTACATACAATCCAAGTACAGGAACAGTAAGTGCTACTATATTCAAAGGTAACATTGATGCAGTAGATGGAGACTTTGATGGAACTCTTGAAACAGATGCATTATCAATAGCAGGAACAACAGTAACTACAACAGCAACAGAGTTAAACATAATAGATGGAGATACCTCTGCTTCGGCTACTACACTAGCAGATGCAGACAGATTTGTAACCAATGATGCAGGTACAATGAAACAAGTAGCATTAACAGATGTAAAGACTTATTTAACTAGTGCAGGGTTTAGTACAGACGACCCTACAGCACTTGCGATTGCCCTTGGGTAATGCATATTTTACTTGACAAATA